TTAAACATTACACCAAAGGGGACGGGTAGAGCGACTTTCAATGGTCAAGGTAAAATTCAAAGTGTTGCTGAAAAAGTTACAACAGAAGCTACAGCTGCTACAGGAACAATCAACTACGATGTTCTTACTCAAGCAGTTTGGAATTTTACATCTGATGCAGCGGCTAACTGGACACTGAATATCAGAGGAGACGGATCAAACTCACTAGACTCAATCATGGATACAGGTGAATCAATAACTGTAGCTCATATTGTAAAATGCGGTTCAACACCTTATTACAACAATGCAGTTACTATCGATGGTTCGTCAATAACTCCGGAATGGCAAGGTGGAGCTGCACCAACTGCAGGTAACGCTAGTTCATTAGATGTTTATTCATATACTATTATTAAAACTGGTTCAGCTACGTTTACAGCGTTAGCTTCTCAAACACAGTTTGCGTAATAAAATAGGAGGAGAAAGATTATGCCAATATTAGCAAGTATCGGAGCAGGATCCGCAAGAGGACTAGGTCTTACATCTGGAGCAGCAACTCTTGATGTAGATTATTTAGTTGTTGCTGGAGGCGGTTCTGGAGATTATTGGCCCGGCGGCGGAGCAGGCGGAGGAGGTTTTCGTACTTCTTACCCAGGTGGTACTAAACTAACTATTAAAAAAGGAGCATCCATTACTGTAGGTAATGGAGCAACAGGTGGTACATCAGGAGTTAGAGGAGCAGCTTCTACAATCGGAGATTTCGTAGCTGATGGTGGTGCCGGCGGAGGCCCTTCTAACGATCCAGCTATTGCAGCATCACTTCCAGGTTCACCTATTTGGGTGGCTGATGGAGGATCAGGTGGTGGAGGAAATCACCAAGGTGCTTCATCTTCAAAACCAAACACAGTAGCTCCGTATTGGGGCTTAGGAAATATGCCAGGACAATTTACACCTTCTGAAGGAAATTATGGATCTGCACCTTTAGATAGTCCAGGGACTAACCACGAAGGTTCAGGTGGCGGTGGAGCAGGTGCTGTTGGAAACAGAGCAACTCACAATGGACCAGGAGGTCCAGGAGGATCAGGAGCAGCCAATTCAATTACAGGTACATCTGTAACTTACGCCGGAGGCGGCGGAGGTGGAGTTTATTCTACAGGTAGATCTGGAGGAGGCGGAGGATCCGGGGGCGGCGGCGCAGGCGGCCCGAGAGGATCTGGAGGATCACCAGGAACAAACGGACTCGGCGGAGGCGGAGGCGGAGGTTCTGACCCATCAGGATCAGGAGGATCTGGCGGAAACGGAATAGTTTACATTAGAGTACCTTCTGCAGATGCACCAGCTAGTTTATCAGTAGCACCAGGATCAAATTCAGTATCAACTTTACCTCCAGGGGATAAGTTGTGTACATTTACAGTATCGGGGACAATAGATTTTTAATGAAATACGCAGCTAAAATAAATGCAGGTGGTCTAGTTCTAGACGTAGTTACAATAGGTGATGATGTATCTAATGTATCAACTTATTGTGCTGATACTTTTGGCGGAACATGGGTAGAAGCTTATACTGATGGCACTAGAAAACAAATGCCTTCAATAGGTTATACTTATGACGAAGAAAACCAAGTTTTTATCTTACCTAAACCGTACTCTGATTTTGTACTTAACGCTAATTTTGATTGGGAGGCTCCTAATGGGATGCCTGAGCCAAGGGGAGATACAGAACTAGCTTATCCTAATCCAGATGATCCAGCAAATCCTAACATTTATACTAATGTTACTTGGAATTCAACGGATGACAAATGGCAAGCAACACAAGATTTAACTACTGGCGACACTGTTCAATGGAATGGCGCTGAGTGGATCGTTGTTTAATCTTTACATACATTAATTTTTTGATATAGTTTCAGCCGAAAGGTTAGAAATGAGAAGTCAAAAATTTTTATATTATTATTTTCAATCAATAGTCCCACTTCATTTTTGTGATGATATTGTTAAATAAAAAGAAATTACAAAAAACTAGAAATTCTAAAATAACATGGCTAGATGAATTATGGATTCATTTAGAACTAGAAAATATTATAGAGCAAGCTAATCAAAGAGCTGATTGGCATTTACAATGGGATCGAAGAGAAGCGGCTCAATTTACTGAATATGGATTAAATCAACATTACGACTGGCATAGTGATGCATGGATAGAGCCCTATAGTAAAGAAGGTAATTTAAAAGGTTCTAATAGAAAATTATCAATGACTCTTAACTTATCTGACCCTAAAGATTATACAGGTGGAGAATTAGAGTTTATGAATATTACAAATAATGGTAAAGTAAAAAAATGGAAATGCACAGAAATATTACCTAAAGGTTCTGTTTGTGTTTTTCCTTCAACAATTTGGCATAGAGTAACACCAGTAACAAAAGGAAAAAGATTAAGTTTGGTAAAATGGGTATCAGGCAATCCCTTACATTAATATGAAAGAATTTAATAAAAAAAATTATGTTATTATTAAATCTGCTATAAGTGAAGAAACAGCAGATGTTGCAAAAGATTATTTTGCTCTAAAGGCACAAATTTTAGATACCTTTAAAAAAAATAAATACATCTCACCTTTTAATAAAGATCATGGATCATTTGGTGATCATCAAGTTAATAAAGGTTTTTGTTCTTATGGAGATCCTTTGTCCGATAGTTTAACAACCAAATTAAAACCTGTCTTTGAAAAAGCTACTGGTCTTAAATTAAATGAAAACTATTCATACATGAGGATATATTTAAAAGGTGAAGAATTAACTAGACATAAAGATAGACCTAGCTGCGAGATATCAGGTACACTTTGTATTGATGATAATGATTGGCCTATTTATTTAGAACCCGATAAGAAAAAAGGAAAATATACAAACACAGGATATATCCCTGGGTTTACAGAGGGTAAAGCTGTGCATTTAAAAAAGGGAGATCTAATGATTTATAGAGGGTGTGATTTAGAACATTGGAGAGATCCTAATCCTTTTGATAAACATTTTCAAATTTTTGTTCATTACAATAATACAAAAACAACTGATCAAAAATATGATGGTAGACCTCACATGGGTTTACCCAATCCTTTTCAAGGAGGAACATGGAAGTAACTCAATTTTTTCCTGAAGTAGTTGGAGCTATAAAAATAAAATTAAATCCTCAACAATTTAAAACGGTTAAAACTCTCTCCAAACAGTTGGAGTATCAACCTATGTATCCAGATGCTGCGACAGACAAAAAAGAAAAAAATCCTAGTAAAGGAGAAACTAGTAAACTTATAAAATGTTTAGATCATCCTAAGTTACCTAATTTTAGAGAAACATTAAATCAAGGTCTACATCAATTTACCAAAGATACTATGCAGTGGAACACCGGAGCTATGATAGTAAACTCATGGTTTAATAAAATTAAACCTAATCAAGATACTGAAATTATACGTCAAAGAAATTCTATTATTACTATAGTTATGTTTTTTGAATACGAAAAAGGACAACCTTATTTTATTTTTGAAAAAGATGTAAAAGGTTTTGAGCCAAACATTCATACGTATAATGCGTTTAATGCACCTAAAGGAGCTTTGATCCCAGAAGCAGGAACTGTATATTTTATTCCAAGCCATCTTGATTTTAAATTTAGTGTAAACAAATCTAAAAAAATACACAATCATATAATGTGCAGTACAATGCCTGTAGGAGTTATGGGAAGTGATACATCAACATTAGCTTTGAATGTAAATAGAGATAAAGACATGTATAAACAAATAATTAAATAAAGGAGACTTATGGATACAAGAAAATTTGAAGATCAAATTAAGTTAGCTCATCAAAAACAAGATGAATATTTAGAAAAATATAATAACTTACATATTTTATTTAAAAATGAAAAAGGAATGAATGGTCATTTAAAAGAACAAATATCAATTCTTGAGTTTGCAATTTCTGAATTAAATAAATTAAATGAAAGTTATATTAAAGAAATTGGTAAACTAAAACAAAAACTAAGAATTAAAGTTGATAGCGATATTTAAAAATTATTTAGATGAAGTTATGTATGCTACACCTTATCAACAACAAACGCAGTTGTGGGACATACAAGGTATAATAAAAAATAAATCTAATCAATCTTTTAAATTTGATTTAAGACCTTTAAATAAAAATTTTTCTAAAGGTGGTTCATTTAAAACCAAGGCAGATAAGATGGTTTTTGAAGACAGTAAAAGTTTTATACTTATAGATGTTAAAGAATTACATGACAAACTAAGAAGAACCACTGATAGAGTTATACAGTTAAATGATTTATTAAACGAGTTAGAATGGAACATAATTATAAAAAAATAAAAGTAATTAAAAATTTAGTTAAACCTAAATATTTTAAACCCATAAGTGAGTACATATCGGGCACTTACTTTCCTTGGTTTTTAAACAAAGGTATTAATTCCTTTGATGGCAAAGATGAAAAACATTTTCAATTCACTCATACTTTTATAAAAAATGGAGGAATAGTAAATACATCTGAAAAACATATGACTGTTATTGAACCCATCCTATCTGCTTTGGATGTAAATGAAGTATTAAGATGTAAATTAAATTTAACAACCAGAACAGCTGAACCAATTACGCATGGATTACATGTAGATGGAGTAGAAGGATCCACATATACAGCAGTGTTTTATTTAAATACTAATAATGGAGCAACAGTATTTGAAAATAATAAAAAATATCAGAGTGTGGCCAATCAAGCTGTTGTATTCGACCCTACCTTAAAACATAGCGGGATTAGTTGTACAGATGAAAAAGTTAGACTTGTCTTAAATATAAATTATAAATAA